GACGAGGTAACTGGTGGTGACTCCGCCCTTGGCGTTGGTTCTGGTCGTGATGTTCGACGCGGGCACAGCGCTGAGCGGACTAAACATCGACGGAATATGGACGAGTTGGGAGCCTGCCGCGGCATTGGCGATGGCAACAGGGTTTGGTCGATCCGGAGGATCGGCGTAGCCGTCGTACTGACCGGTGACCACCGTGACGTTGTACTTCGACTCCACCGGCACTTTGTACTGGTAGCCGATGGTGGCGTCATAGCGGTTCTTGTTGAACCCGGCGCGACTTGAGTCGGCGATCACGACGAAGTCGAGCGGGGAGTCCTGCAACGCCCGGTCAATGACACGGCGGAGATCCGGATGGATACCCTTCAGGCTGTTCAGGCTGCGCTGCGAATACTTACGCATTGGCGTCAGCCTCTTCGACGGCGCTGCGGATCAACACCGACAGTTGCCGTGCCATCGAGCGCTGCTCACGGTCAGCGAGCTGCCGGAGTTTCTCGTGGTCCTCGAGCAGGAGACCGACGTTGCGGAACTTGGGATCTTCTTTGGGCATGGTATACCTCACGACTTGTTGTCTGTTTCTACGCCACTCGCTGCCTTTCCGCAAGCGCCACGTTCCTTCCAGCGCCTGCGGCCTTCGGCAAGACGCTTAGGCTCTTTGCTGTAGCCGCGGATGTCGATGACGTTTTCGCGCCTCATAGCTTTGAGCAAGGCACGAGCCACACCCTCTTCGAAGCCAAGCTTCTTCATCACGGCAGTTGCGGTGGCCAAGGTCCGCAGGCCTTTCTTGTAGTCGGTGAAGACCTCGATCACATCGTCGTGCTTTTCCAGTTTGTCAGTCATCAAATCAGTTCCTTCTGCGGTTTAAGGTTGAGCCACTTGCGGGCCTCTTCTCCGAGCACCTTCGCGCCGATCTCTATCTTAGCACGAAGCGCCTCCACGATCTTCTCATCGATGGTGCCGGGGGTAATTAGGTCAACGTAAGTTACGTTGTTCTTCTGCCCGATACGATGAGCACGATCTTCCGATTGGATGCGTGTCTCAAGGTTAAAATCGTTAGCGTAATATACGCACAGGTTTGCTTCCGTTAGCGTCAGCCCGTAGCCTGCGGTGGCTGGGTTGCCGACGAAGAAGCGGAGCGGGTGGTCAGGGTTTTGAAAATTGCGGACGATGTTGTTGCGTTCTTCGTCCGAGGTGTCGCCGAAGTAGGCCGCTGAACTGCCCTCGCCAAGCTCTTTGTTCAATGTAGCAACAATCTGTTTGATGTCGTAGCGGAAGCGGCTCCAGATGATGGCCTTACCGGAGTGCTCATCAAGCAGGTCAGTCAGCGCCTCCATCCGTTTCGACGGGAAGTACACCATCTGGTCGTCGTCAGTCTTGAGGTGGCCAGACAGAACCTGCTGCATGCGGAGAAGCTGGGTGATAACTGCGGGGGCCGTGACCAATTCACCACTGTCGAGCATCGTCATGGCGTAGTTGCGGATCTGCTCGTACATCTTAAGCTGCTCGTCCGTCATGCCAACGTAGCGCGCGGTGTAGATCTTCTCCGGCAGGTCAAGACAGTCCTTCTTCAGTACACGATAGCTGTGCTGGTCGATACGATGGGTCAGCTCCTCAAGGTTCTTGTACCCCACGATCTGCTCAAAGGACATGGCGCCCATCTTGCGCTTCTGTGTAACGGCGAACCTACCTTGAAATGCGTAGTACGAATCGCAACCCAAGAGCCGAGGTCCGAGGAACTCGAACTGAGAGTAAGCATCCATGGGCGACTTGGTGATCGGAGAGCCTGTCAGGATGCGGCGGTAGGCGAACCCGGCGGCGATCTTCATGAGCGCCTTGGTCCGCTTGGCCTTGTGGTTTTTTATGGTGGTCGATTCGTCGATGGCAATCATGCCGTAAGCACCGAAGTGCTTGGCCATCCACTCGCCGGCATTGCGCCCCTTGAGTGTTGAAAAGGCCTCGACGTTCATCACGAAGATGGTCAGCCCATCAAAGGCCTTGCCGACCGACTGCATCTCAGCCGCCTGCGTCTTGCTGGGGTTGGCCACCCAACGGATAACCCGATGGGGTACATCGTCGGACATGTGCTCGGGGATTTCCTTGGCCACCCAGTTGCGGTACACACCCTTTGGTGCAATGACCAAGGCAAAGTTAACCTTGCCGTGCAACGAAAGCCCCGCGAGATTATCGATCAAAACCTTGGACTTACCTGTCCCCATTTCCATGAGATAGCCGTAGGATCGCTTGAACATCCCTCGATTAAGGGCCTCGACCTGGTGGTCATATGGTTTGGTTTTAAAGAAGTCTGTTGACATGCGCCGATCTCCTGCATAACTTGCCACTCATGGTTAGCAAACAAGCTGGCCACAAGCAACCCTGAAGAGGACAAACTTATGACTGATATCTTTGATGACATCTTTGACGAAGCCGGTGCGCTTGAAGATGTGAACACGCAGACCGGCAAAACTCTCAGCGACTTGGTCCGGAAGCTCCGCTTGGTGGAGAAGGAGATCGAGGATGCGGAGGCGCACATCAAGGCGCTGAAGCAGGAGAAGCACAAGCTCTCCGTTGAAAACATCCCAGCACTGATGGATGAGATGGGCGTGGAACGTCTTGATGTCGACGGCGTGACTGTCGTCCGCAAGATCATGGTACATGCGTCTATCCCGAGCGGGCGCAAGGACGAGGCCTTTGGTTGGCTAAGGTCCGAGGGCCTCGATGACATCATCAAGAACGATGTGACCATCAGCTTCGGCAAGGGCGAAGACAATGTGGCTGGCAATCTCGTTGGCCGCTTGGAAGCGGAGGGTTATTACCCCTCGCAAAAGACCCACATCCACCCCTCCACACTCAAGGCCTTCGTGAAGGAACGCTTTGAGAGTGGTAAACCCATCGACCTCGACATGTTCGGGGCATTCGTTGCAAACGCTGCAGAAATCCGGAGAAAGTAAGATGAACCACGTTAAAATAACACGCGATGAACTTGTTGACCTTCTCGCTACGCTTGGCGTGGAGCTAAGGACAGCATCAATTCACGACCTTCTCAACCTTGTTGAGATCACAACCCTTCCGATGCAGTTTTTACTGGACGTCGCTGCGGAGGAATCGAGGCTTCACTACGAGAACTTTAAAGCCGAGGTCCGCGAAGAGTTGGGAATTTTTTTGGGAACTGCAGAAGCTAGAGTAGGGGATACGCAATGAGCACCGCAGTAGCAAAAGCAAAAGAGACCGCAGTATCCACTGAGGTTCTGGACGACATCTTCGAATACGCTGGCGAGGGTGCTTCCTTCGACAGCTCGGAGATGCAGATCCCGTTTGTTCGTCTGCTTCAGGCACTGAGCCCGCAGCTGAACAAGAAGAAAGCAGAGTACATCGAGGGCGCTTCCGCCGGAGATGCATTCAACAACGTGACCAACCAGTACTGGGATGGCGAGACGGGCATCACTGTGATCCCCTGCTTCCAGACTACCAAGTATCTGGAGTTCGTGCCGCGCGACATGGGCGGTGGGTTCAAGGGTGAGATCCCTGCCAACAGTCCTCTCCTGCAGCAGACCCAACGGGTAGGCTCGAAGGAGATCCTGCCCAGCGGTAACGAGCTGGTCAAATCGGTGCAGTACTTCTGCTTCATCGTGGAAGACGATGGCAACTTCCAGCCTGTCGTGATCGACATGAAGTCCACGCAGCTCAAGGTGTCCAAGCGCTGGAACACCCAGATTGCCATGCAGAAGATGAAGAACCCCAAGACCGGGATGCTGGTCCAGCTTCCAATCTTTGCAACCATGTGGCGCTTGTACTCCGTCGAGGAGTCCAATGACCAAGGTTCGTGGGGCAACTGGCAAGTCGAACGGGTCGGCTTGGTAGAAAACCGCGACCTGCTACTAGAGGCCAAATCCTTCCGCGATTCGATTGCGGCAGGCGAGGTAAAGGCTGCGCCGGAAACCGACCAGACAATGGGCGGCTCTAGCAATCGTGGGGACGACGAGATCCCCTTCTAAGCAGCCTTGAGGGCGGCCTGTTTTCCCCTCCATGTGGGCCGCCCTCTTTAACCTCTCCACTAGGAGCGACTAATGTCAGTTGCAGAAAGACTACTGGCTGCCTTCGAAGGGTCGAAGGCGGGCTACGGTGAGACGACCGTTGGCCGCATTGGCCGCAAGGGTAAAGCTGAAGCGAAGAGCCTTGTCCGCCGCGGGCAGATGACGGCGGAAATGGTGCAAGGCCACATTGACGGAGTGCAGGGCGTCGGGTCGATCCCGATTGCCGCCGATAACAATTGCCGGTTCGGTGCGTTGGACATCGACGTCTACGACCTCGACCACAAGGCGCTACAGGAAAAGATCCAGCGGCTAAAGCTGCCGCTGTTCCACTGCCGGACCAAGTCCGGTGGGGCCCATCTGTTTTTGTTCCTGAAGGATTGGCACCCTGCCTCACTTATCCGTGAATACCTAACGGAGATGTCTATCGCGCTGGGCTTCTCCGGCTGCGAGATCTTTCCCAAGCAGGACACATTGTTGGCCGAGCGTGGCGATCTCGGCAACTTTATCAACATGCCCTACTTCGACGCAGAGCAGACCACCCGGTACTGCTTCAACAAGCAGTCGGAAGCGATGGAGCTGGAAGAGTTTCTCGATGCGGTGGACGCAGGCCGCGTGTCACTGATCGATCTCGATGCGCTCGACCTCGCCGGGTCAAAGGAACACTTCACCGACGGGCCGCCGTGCCTGCGTATACTCGTTGCCACGGGCTACGTTGGGGACATGAGAAACAACACGCTGCTGCAGATGGGCGTCTACGCCAAGCTCAAGTACCCGGACAACTGGGAGAAGATGGTAGAGGAGTACAACCGCATCTTCATGGTGCCTGCACTCGACTCCAAAGAGGTGCTCGGTATCATCAAGCAGCTACAGAAGAAGGACTACTTCTATACCTGTAACATCGAACCCTTCTGTTCGGTCTGCGACAAGGAGCTGTGCAGGAGCAAGAAATACGGCGTCGGTGGGGACAGCGGGAGCAAGGCCAATGTCGGCGGCCTGACCGTCGTCCTGTCGGAGCCGAGGTTCTACTTCATGGTGGTAAACGGAAAGAGGGTGGAGTTATCCGTCGACCAGTTACACAACCAGTCGTTATGGCAGAAGGCGTGTCTGGCGCAGATCAACTTTATGCCGTCGACCATGAAGGCACAGGACTGGACGTCGCTGGTCAACCGGATGCTGTCGCAGGCGACCTACCAAGAGGTGGCGCGCGAGCTGACGACCACAGGCCAGTTTGAGGAGCTGCTCAAGAGCTACTGCAACGGCAGCGCGCAGGCCTACACACCTGCCGAGCTTGAGACAGGGAAGCCGTGGCGTGACGAGGGACGGGTCAAGTTCAAGATCGACGGCCTCATCACCTTCTTGAAGAACCGCAACCATCCATGGTCCGAGAACCGCGCCAAGGTAGGCGAGGAGATCAAACGAATAAACGGGGACGAAGAGTTCTATTTCCGCCAGCGGTACAAGACCTCGGACGGCGGCTGGGGGACTGTGCGTGTCTGGTCTGTCCCTGAGATTAAAGACGAAGACATCGATCTGCCAATCAAAGAGATCAGCAACGACATACCATTCTAGGAGACAAGAGATGATATCCAACAGTACGCAGATCTTTGGTCCGCCCGGTTGCGGCAAGACCGAATACCTGATGCGCCTGATTGACGAGCGCATCGCTGGGGGCATGTCACCGCTCGACATCTGCTTCGTATCGTTCTCCCGCAAGTCTATCGAGGAGGCACGAAGCCGAGCAAAGGCCCGGTTTAATTTGGATGACAAGAGCCTCGTCCGCTTCCGCACCTTGCACTCTACTGGGTTCACCGAGCTGGGCCTGTCCTACGGCGATGTGCTGAACGGCGCAGACTACAGGGAACTGGGGCGCATGCTGGGCGAGGAGTTCAACATGAACACCAAGCCAGAGGACGGCATCCTGCTGCCAATGGATCTAAAGCGCGGCAGTCGTTACATGCAGATGATCGACCGCGCGCGGTATCGAATGATCCCCCTTGAGGAGGAGTGGAGGGAGCACGACACGTGGGACTTGTCTTTGTTCAAGGCCAAACAGATTGCTGAGCAGGTGACCGAGTACAAGTCGAAGATGTCCAAGGTCGACTACCCCGACATGATCGACATGTATATACAGACGGTTATACCCAAGCCTATGCGTCTTCTGATTGTGGACGAGGCGCAGGACCTTACGCCTCTGCAGTGGATGATGGTCAAGCTAATGGCCGAGTATGCGGACGAGGTGTACCTCGCCGGAGACGACGACCAAGCCATCCATAGGTGGACCGGTGTGGACGTAAGGCTCTTCATTAAGATGGCAGAGAGGCGCATCATCCTCGAGCAGTCCTACCGGCTACCACAGCGCGTCTTTAACGTCGCAGAGCACATCGTCAAGAGGATCAAGGACCGAGTGCCAAAGACCTATCGCCCGACGGACGAAGAGGGCCTAGTTGTGTGGCACTATGAGATTGACTCGCTGCCCTTGGACCGTGGTTCTTGGACGATCATGGCTCGGACCAACAACTACGTGGCAGAGCTGGCGAAAAAGGTGTACCATATGGGGTACTACTACTCCGTCAAGGGCGACCCTCCAATCACCTTAGCGCAGGCCCGCGCCATCGCTACGTGGCGGGAGCTCTGCGCGGGTGATGGAGTTGAAATTAGCCGGATCAAAGAGCTGTACGATGTCGTACCAAAACAGGGCGATCGCGCCGTTGTGCGCCGTGGGTCTGGCAAGCTGCTTGAGGCGGCGGACCCGCTGGCGTTACTGACGATGGACGACCTCTCAAAGGAGTACGGCCTGCTGGATAAGGGTGACCTGCTGGGTTACCACGACGCCTTCCACATCCTGAACCTTGGCGACGAGAAGCGCCTGTACCTCCAGCATGTCGAGGCCTCTGGCGAGGACATCACCAAGCCGCCTCGCATCAAGCTGTCGACCTTCCACGCCATGAAGGGTGGCGAGGACGACAACTGCGCCGTATACTTGGGTACGACTTGGGCCTGCACTCAAACCCGGTATCCGGACGACGAGCACCGAGCCTTTTACGTCGGCGTAACGCGCGCCAAGAAAGAGCTTCATCTTATCGAAAGCAATAAAAAATACAGGTACATCGTATGACACGCGACGAAATTATCGAAAACGCTAAGACGCTGATCTCAGGACCAAGGGCCAAGGACTACGGTGATGCGAAGGACAACTTCGACTGCATTGCCGCCGGCTGGAATATCATCATCGAGAACCTCGACGGCCCGGTGACAGCCAAGCATGTGGCCCTGATGATGGACTGGGTAAAGACCGCTCGGCTCTTGGAGACAATAGACCACGAAGACTCGTGGGTCGACAAGGTTGGGTACAGCGCGCTAGGAGGGTCGTTCGATGCGGAGTGATGGGCTAGACAAGGATCAAGTTATTGCGGCCCAGATGAATGAGCCGCGCGAAATGGCGTGGAACATCCCGACCCAGTTCCCGGATCTCTCCCAGTACAAGCAAATCGCGGTTGACCTTGAGACATGTGATCCGAACCTGACGACGCTCGGCCCCGGCTGGGCGCGCAAGGATGGCTTCATCGTAGGCATCGCTGTGGCTGCGGGCGACTGGGAAGGGTACTTCCCTATACGCCACGCTAACGGGCACAACCTCGACCCAAAGATGACGATGAAGTGGCTGCGCAAGCAGATGGCCACACCGCACGTCGACAAGATCATGCACAACGCCACCTACGACTTGGGCTGGCTGCGGGCGGAAGGGGTTGACGTTCAAGGGCGGATCATTGACACCATGATTACCGCCGCCATCGTGGACGAGAACCGCCTATCCTACAGCTTGAACAACCTTGGCAGGGACTACTTGGGGGAGCGGAAGGACGAAAAGCTCCTGCGGGTGGCGGCCGCAGAATGGGGCTTGGACCCGAAGGCTGAGATGTACAAGCTCCCGCCTGTGTTTGTCGGCCGCTACGCCGAGCAAGATGCGGGCATGACCCTCCGCCTGTGGGAGCGGTTGAAGATAGATCTCAAAGAGCAGGACCTGTGGAACATCTGGGAGCTTGAGACAGGGTTGATCCCGCTGATGTGCGACATGCGCCAGCGCGGGGTGCGGGTGGATGTAGACAGGGCTGAGCAAGCAAAGCGCCTGTTTAAGCAGAAGAGCGAAGAGATCAAGGCCGAGATCCATCGCCTAACAGGCGTGAAGGTTGAGCCATGGGCGGCAGCCTCTGTTGCCACAGTCTTTGACGCAATCGGTCTTACCTATCCCACGACCGACGAGAACCAAATCGACATGTTCCGCAAATCGGGCGGCGCTCCGTCGTTCACGAAGCAGTGGCTGGCAGCGCATGACCACCCCGTAGCCAAGATGATCATGCACCTGCGGGAGGTAGACAAGGCTGACAGCACGTTCATCGACTCGATCCTACGTCACGAGCACGACGGCCGGATCCATACGGAATTTCACCAGCTCCGCAGCGATGATGGCGGCACAGTAACGGGGCGCTTCTGCGTATCAGCGGACACGCCCGTTGTCACTAAACGAGGTCTTATACCTATCGCCGATATTGACCCGAGCAAAGACGAAGTGATGACACACCGAGGCCGCTGGCGGGCCGTTAGGTTTAAGATTTACAAAGGTGTGGAGAGGATGTACTTAGTACGTACCTCTGGTGGCGTAGACATCAAGTGCACGTTGAACCACCGGTTTCTTACCACTCGCGGGTGGCACACATTAGGAGATCTGATTGATGGGAGCGAACAAAGCACAACTGGAGGACAGAGAGTTTTGTCAAGCCGTTGCGGCAGACTACTTGAGCCCGGAGTCCCCCTACATCAAAACCTTGGCGAGAAAGTTTCGGGTGAGTGTGCACACTGTGCGGGAAGCCCTGCACCAAGAGCTTGGCCCAGAGAAAATGCGGGAGGAGCATGCAAAGCGGTTGCGGTACACCAAAACTGGTACGAGGAATCCAATGTATGGGAAGATGGGGGCACAGCATCACAACTACGTGGGGGACTGCGAGGATGGTCGGGGGTATCTGACCACCAAGGTGGGGGACAAGAGGTTTTTCACACATCGGGTTGTGTTTGCGAATCTGCTAGGCCTCCATCCGTCGGAGCTTCCGGAGACACTTCATGTGCACCATATCGACGGGGACACAAAGAACAACGAGGAGAACAACCTCGCACTAGTGACTCCGGGTGGCCATCGACGGATACATTTTCGGTAACCCCTCTGTCGTCAGACCACGTTTGGGATATTGAAGTTGTCGAAGATCACAGCTATGTGGGGGGAGGTGCTGTAAATCACAATAGTAGCTCCTCTCCAAACCTGCAACAAATCCCAGCGCGCGATCCGGAGATTAAGCGAGCCATTCGCGGCTTGTTTCTCCCGGAAGAAGGGCAGATGTGGGGGTCGTTTGACTACTCCTCGCAGGAGCCGCGCTTGCTGGTGCACTTTGCTGCCTCGATGCCGGACAGTCAGCGCAGCCCAGTGGTCGACACCATCGTCGAAGAGTACCACCAAGGCGACGTAGACCTGCACCAGATGGTGGCTGACATCGCCGGCATTACCCGCAAGCAAGCCAAGGTCGTCAACTTGGGCATCATGTACGGGATGGGTGTCGTCAAGCTGGCTGACCAGTTGGGCGTGTCAAAAGAGGAGGCCAAGAGCATCATCGAAGAGCACGAAACCAAGGTGCCTTTTGTGAAGCGGCTGGCCGTGGCCGCAAGCCAACGGGCCGAGGACAACGGGCAAATCCGCACGATCCTTGGACGCCTCTGTAGGTTCGACATGTGGGAGCCCAGAACTTTTGGGTACAACAGACCCCTCAAGTTGGAAGAGGCCAAAAAGGTATACGGGACGGTCGGCAATAACTTGAGAAGAGCGTTTACTTACAAGGCCTTAAACAAGTTGATCCAAGGTTCGGCGGCCGACCAAACAAAGAAAGCGATGGCTGACTGCTATGCCGCGGGACTTGTTCCTTTGCTCACCGTACACGATGAGTTATGCTTCTCCGTAGAGGGGGAGCAACAGGCGGCTCAGATCAAAGAGATCATGGAAACAGGCCTCCCGCTCAAGATCCCCTCTAAAGTTGATGTTGATGTGCCTGCCATGCGTGGGCTGCCAAATAACTGGGGAGAGGTGGAATGACACCCGACGAATATCTCAAAACCATTGGCTTCAAAGACATGCACCCGGAGCAGGTCGAAGCACTCATGCTGCTGATCCACAGCTTCCTCTCACTGGCGGACGGCTACGAGAACGAGGACATTTTTGAACAGGCCAAGGAGATCGCAGAAGACGCCGTGATCCTCTTTGGGGGCCACGGCATCGAGGTTCAATACGAAGTAATCTACTGACCGGAGAGTCTCTGTGCGATTGGAAGATTGCGAAGCGCATCGACCACACTGCCACCAAGTAGCTCCAACGGAGGTTGTGTTTCTGCCTGTTGCACCGCGGGTTGTGGGCCCGGTGCAACAGGCGCTTGATCGACAACGGGGGCGGCGGGAGCCGCCCCTTGTACATTAGCAGGACCCAACGGCTGCGGCGGAACATAGGCCGCAGGTGCAGCTGGTGCTTCTTCACCCGTCGGAACAAGCGGCGATCCCCGCAACTCGTTGCGGAGTTGGTTTAGATCCCGTGTCGGCAGCCGTTGCAAGATGCGGTTCTCGTTAAGGACATTGACCTCACGATTAACTTCACGGATCAAGCCACGGCTGATGTCGATCGGCACAAACTCGTTGCGCATAATACGGTTCAGCTCAGAGCGAGATACGCCGGTGTTGCGGAACGCATCGCGGATCTGCCGGTCCGACATCCCCGCATTGCGGGCTGTTTGGATACGGCTATAAAGCTGCGCCTGATGCAAGCGCCGCGCTTCATTGGCACGGACATAGGCGTTCATCACGTCCTGCGCGTCAACATCGTTGTCATCTGCACGACCGGTGAAGATCCGAGACGCGCTGGTCCGCAGCGAAGAGTACTCGGCTCCGGCATAGCCAAGGCTGCGCTGTGTGTTGAGCCGCAGCGGGCGCAAACCCGTCAGGTGTGTGCCCACCTCCTCTGCGATTGTGTACGCATCGCCGGCGGGCGACGGCTGACCTGTAATGGCGCGGGTCACACGGCCCGGTACAACCTCACCGCCGCGTATCGTGACGAACTGGTCGACGATGCCGGGGATAAAGGCCCCAGTCACATGCATGAGCGACTGTCCCAACTTGTCGCCAAGCTCCGCACCCTCTTCATAGATCGTTGCACCTTCGCGGGTACGACCCTGCCGGGTGGTGACGTCGATGACGCGCTCGGTTGCCAGTGCTTCTGAGGCAAATGGCTCGACGAATTTGCTAAAGCCTTCCCATGAAGCGCGGGCGATATTGGCAAGAGCGTTGTCCGACACTTGACCTCGCGCTTGATACTCTTGAAGCGCGGCGCGCGCGGGTGTTAACATGAACTCATATGGCAGCATGTAACTGAGGTCGACGTACTCGGCATCGCCTTTTTCGTCTGGCGCGCTGATGTACATGAGCTGGTTGCCCTTGGTCCAGAACGGAGCGTTCTGCTGCATCAGTGCTTCCTGCTCCGGCGTAATACCAAGCGCGCCATGTGCTGCCTCGCGGGCAGCGATTGGGGCAGCGGACCTCCCGCTGCAGGCGCAGCGCCGCATCACGGCTCAGCCCGGGGATGAGGCTGTTGCCAGCGTTGTCCAACGCCTTGAAGCTCATTTCCTTCAGGCCGCGGTTAACAATGTTGCCCGAGGTGCGAATGATCTCCGCAGGAAAGGACATGAAGTTACCAATAAATGGTATCCGGCGCAGAGCGCGGATGGCTTCCGGCACCATTGAGTAGGTCGGCATAGTGTTGCGGACGATGTCGATCGCCAGCAGATCACCAAAACTTGTGTCTGCAATCGATTGCGTCCTGCGAGTAATGCCAAGGTTGGTTAGCGCCTGCTGCGCAGCGGCCGGCATGTTGTCAATGTCGAGACCTGCCGCGCGGAACGCTGCACCGTAACGGGCTTTTTCCCCGAGAGCGCCGACAATCTTCCAGTAATCGTCGCCCATCTGGTACATCTTCTCCATGAACCGGACAGGCGCGCCAATCTTGCTCTGCTTAAATGCTTCACCTTGACGCCCTAAAAAGGCAGACACGCCTCGCGACGTCTGCTCCTGCAGAAGCTGTGTCAGTTCGTTAAGCTGGATGTTCTGACCAATTGCGCCCTCGTTTGCCATGGAGCGGAAAAGCTTAAACTGCTCGGG